CAGTTCCGCCGCCACCACCTGCACCCCAGAGATAAATTGTGTATGGTAGTAATGAAGAAATTGTTATCCAGTTATTGTCATAGTATGCTTCTAAGGAGTTAGTTGTTGTATTCATACGCAACATCCCGTTTGCAGAAGAAGCTGGTCTTTGACTTGTAGTACCTTTGGGTATCTGTATGGCTGCAGTGCCAATATCACCAGTAGCAGTAAGTAAGGAACTGAGTTGTGCTTGATATGTGGATGCACCGTCGGACCACGGGACAACAATGCCTGTAGTGGGAGTTCCTTGACTTATTTGAGATATTGATATATCTGCCATTTAATTATTTATGATAAATGGCGGTAACCTTGCGATTCTAAGTCAGCTATTTCATTATGTTCCTCATTACCATCTTGTGAGATGACAATGGGCAATGGTGGCAGACCATCTGCACCCATTTTTTCATTTGAATACATGGATGTGGGATTAATAAAATATTTAACACCGTAATCCAAGGCTTTTAATTTTAACGGCTTCTTGTTCTTATCATATTGTACTACTTCGAAATATTTTTCTACCAAATCATTCTCCAGGATGATGAGTGCCCACATCAAGCTCATCACCCTGTCATCCCAGTTGTCTGAACCAGGTTTTGCACCCCAAGTGCCATTTGGGTATCTGACAAAGTTTTTCAGTTCATTCAAAGTCTTCAAATCATGCACTTTTAATGCTTTGACTTCGTTCATCCAATAGCGCATGTTCATGACGCCCTTGTACTTGGTGTTGGTATGGGCTTGCACACCAATTTTACTGTATGAAGCAGGGCCAGATTTAATGCCATAAGAAACAATGTTTTCATAAGCATGGGTATTCTTGAGTTGGTCCACCACTTGTGAACCGCAGTTGTTTCTTTCTATCATGGCCAGAGGTGACCCCCAATGTTGCAATATTTCATGCAATTTGGCAGTGAAATTATAAGGGCTAATTTGGCGATCATGATAACAGGCCACTTGTTTTATTTCTCTCAAATCTGTGATATCCATGATCTGTATGACACTTGCAGCTTCACCAATGCCTTCACTTATGTCCACACCCACCACATACAGATGGTCATTCTTTGGTTCATCCCACAGCAAATATTTGCCTTCATTGAAAATAAATTTGGGTTCAATGCATTCAGATTTCATTTCTTCAAATAATTTTTCATCCAAAGCACTCTCACCTGTTTCCAAAAACACATTGCCAAACTCTTGATCAAAAACTTCTCTGCTTCCCAGAGTGCGAATGGTTTTGTCTTTCCATGCTTCATCTCTGCCTGGAAATTCCCACCAATCCACCTTTTCTGCTTTCCAGTCATTTTTACCATCAATGGCTCCAGAGTACAAATCATGAAACAGATTGCCAGTACCATTTGGCGTTGACGCAACAAATATCTTGGACTTCTTGGACGATGAAATGATTGGATACACAGAACTCCAGAACTGTTCCACCAGATGATTGTCAATGAAAGCCAGCTCATCCAGAATGAGGATGTTGCAACTGTCACCTCGACCTGCATCACTGCTGGTGGTGGAAATGCCAATGCTGCTCCCATTGCCTAGAGACATGGCAGTTTTGCCATATTCCACTGTGCCAGGTTTCAAGTAGTTGGGCAGTTTTTCATAAGCCATTCTGATTCTTTTGAAAATGTTAATGGCAGTTTGCTCTTTGTTGGCCACCACCAATATGCGTTGGTCTTCAAAGAAACATGCAATCCACAATGCATATATGGTCATCAATGTGGTCTTGCCTATCTGTCGTGAAGCCAACAGACAAACAAATCTGCTGTCTCGCAAACTTCTTAAAATTCTTTTTTGATAGCTATGCAGCTTGATCTTCATCTTGCCTTCATCCAGATTTGTTATGAAGAAAAAATTCTCTGCAAAATACAATATGTTCTTTCTGCACTTGGCTATGTCCAGTACCCACTCAGGATGCTCTGAATAATCAAACAAAGACTCTGCAGAAGGCAAGCTCTCATTACCCAAATAATACTTGTTTTCTAGTTTTTTAGGCATACATCTATTAAATACTTAATATGAACGTTGCAAGATCGCTACTCAATATTGGTGATGTGTATGACAAGGCCATTGTGGAAGGCAAGCATTACACATTTGCACCCAAAGGCACTTTCAAGACAGCCACAGACAAGAAGCCCATTGAAGCCAAAGCAGATCCCAAAGCTTTTGTTCCCAAAAAATCAGGCCCAGAAAATGCTGATGGATTCAACAAAGACATGATTGATCCAGAGAAAGCAAAAGCAGATAATTTTTATGAACCTAAAAAATTCTCACAAAATCTTGAAAAAACGCAAGTACAAACAATAAATACTTTTATGAGCAAATCTATTTTTGATAAATTATATGAAGATGTAATGACTGGTCAACCTGAGGATGTGGAAGCTAATGATGCTGAAGCTCTTGGTCTTCCCTCTGGAGATACAGGTGAAGATGTTGGCGGTGAAGATGTAACTTTTACTTTGCCTCGTGATGTAGCTCAGAAACTTCATGATGTTATTATGGCAGCCTTGGACAATGGTGTTGAAGATGCTGATGGTGAAGAAGGTGCTGGTGCTGGTGATGATGAAGGATCCATTGGTGAAGATGAGCTCACCATTCCTTCTGAACAGAACGAAGAGAAGAAACACAAGGACAAGGATGAAGATGAAGAGGAAGACAATCAAGAAGTTGCCAAAGAAGCCACTGACATGAAAGAACTTCCCACTTCGGCTGGTCAATCCCTTCAGAAGAAGGATAACAAGGTTGGCGACACAACAAACTCTTTAAAGACAAGTGGTGCTGGTGATTCCAAAGTGACTGACAAGGTTGGCAATGACGGTGAAAGAGGCCATGCTCTGGTAGGTGCAGGCATCAAGGGTGGTGCAGCCACCTCGCCCAAAGGCAAAGCCAATGTGGTTGCTAGCAAGACAAGCAAAGTGGGTGCTTACCTCGCTGGATTAAAATAACTAACTTAAAAAGTAAAAAAAGGCCTAATTTAAGATTAGGCCTTTTTTTTGCTTAAATATCTGTATGAACACTTTTAAGCATCATTGGCGCAAGTTCAATAAGAAAGGCAATTTTGTTAAGAAGCGTCATGAAGGTTTAGGTGCTACAAAGTCTTCTCAATCACGGTTTGTTCCAGTTAGCCACAGGACTGTGCATGGCAATCAGAAGATTCAAAGCTTGTTGCGTAAGAACTCAGGCACAATTGTGCTCAACAAGGCTGATGTGAAACAAGTGGAGAATGAATTCAACTTGCAGTATTCATCCACCACACCCAAGAAGCTTGGCAACACTGGCATTCAAATCAGATTTGATCCAACCATAGGAAAGGTTGTGCTGGAAAAATGAGCATGGCATATTATACAGGGAATCCTGCACCCAAGATATATCCTTTCACATTTGAAGACAATCTGTGCTTTCGTTACACTTCCAAAGCTAATAATGATTGTGAACGCAACAATTATTCCAATTACTGGAGAGAACAGATCAATATCTATGGTCAACAAGTGGGTTACATTGTTAACAACACCACCACTTTGAGTGCAGACATGTTGTATGGTGAACAGCCCACCCAGGTGTATTCACAACCTCAAAACATTGTGATGGCCATCAATTTGAATGAGAATGCATTGATGCTGAGCAAGTTTGGTTTGGTATCAGATGATGAGGTAACATCTTTTATACACATAAGCGCGTTCTATGAAACGTTTGGCTATGGTGCAGAACCCAAATCAGGTGATCTGTTCCAGTTAACTGAGTATGGCAGTGATAGACCTGGAGCTAGAAACGGCAACATATATGAGATAACACAAAGATTGGACCAAGACATAGCACAGATCAACCCATTGATGGGACACTATGTGTGGTTGATCAAAGCCAAGCGTTTTGAATACTCCTTTGAACCTGGTGTAACACCAGAGAATCAGAATCTGCAAATTTTTGAAGACACCAAAAACAATACAGCCACTGGGGCAGACAAGCCTTATGATTATTCTGCAGGAGAAGCATCCAAGAAAATTTTTGATTATTCTAAGACTGATTATTCGGATGTTTATGGAGGGTATTCTTCATAAATATTTTACTGTATGGCAGACGTAACCATATCTCAATTGACACAAGGAACACCTGCAGGTAATAGCTTGTTGCCCTACAGTACCGGTTCCAATACCCTGGGTGCACCTGTAAGCGCCATATTTCAAAAAACCTCCAAAGTGTATTTTAATTCTTCAAATGATAGTGTAACTTCTTTTCAACATCTGATTACTGCTGCAACCAGTGCTTCTTTCATTATGGCTGATGATGCAAATAAAGATTATCTGGGTTCTGATGGTTCTGATCTCAACACAAAAAATGCTCCTTTGCTAGAATTGAGAGGCACATCTTTCAATTTCAGTGAGCCAAGAATTAATTTCACGGAAAAAGGCAGTGTCATGGGCAGCATCATTGTTAAAAATTATGTAGGTAACACTGGTACATTTCATTTCTGTACCAACAACACACAATTTGCAGTTAATTCTGCGGTGCCTAGAATGACCATAAGTTCATCTGGTGTAGTTACTAAACCTTTTCAGCCCGCTTTTGCTGTAAAAGCCGAGACTCAAACATTAAATATTTTAAATTTAGGCGAACTTACTAATTATCCTAAGATTAGTTTTCCTCGTGTAATTCTCAACAATGGGAACTACTACAATGCAGCAAACAGTGAGTTCACTGCACCAGTTGCAGGGGTATATAGTTTTTCCGGTATGCTCAGACTCGACACCTTGCCAACTCATTATATGTATCCTATGGTTATGATTAATGGTGTAGGTTATATTGAGACTACTAAATCTGGAGATTCACAAGGTGCTCTGCCTGGTTTAATGCACAACATATCATCCAGTTTAGGAGGGACTGCAGTTGCTACAAATTGGCATCAATTAATCGCTTTAAATGCAGGTGATAAAATCACTTTAGGCTTTGGTGCATCAGATAACAAAAACTATATTATAGATAACCAAAGTGTATTTTACGGATATCTTTTAGGTTAAAGCCGGTTCTTCGGGTCTAATACTGTAATCAGGAATTCTTTCATTTTTTAATTTGCAAATAAACTGATCAGCATCTCTGCAAGAATTAAATTCTACTTCTGTCTTTTGACGCATTTGGTCAACAAAAACATATGTGACCTTGTCTCCAGCTTTTCTAATGTTAAATAAAGAATAAGCTTGGCCAGGCATGAAGCGTTTGTCCCTGATGCCCAATTTAGGATTAGGATTTACGACAAAACTGGTTCCAATGATGTAATGCATTTTTGTTTCTTGGGTGTGTCTAGCGTCTCATTAGTATTTACTTCTTCAATCATGGACTCATAGCGTTCCACTATGTATTTTTGAAACGCCAGAGGCTTCACCCAATCCACATCTTTGTTTTGCAAGTCCATTTTGAATTGAGAAGCTTTCCTGGACACAATGTCCAAGCCTTCAATTAAACAAAGCCATCGAGTGTATTCATCCACCGTGAGTTTGTGTTTGTTTGTTTTAGTTTCTACTGTTATATGACCTTTTGATGAGTGAGATTGCATAACCTAGAATTATGAAGGTAAATTCCTTAACGTCAAGGATATTCTTTTGTTTGTTCAATAGAAATAAAGCATTGTAAAAGGCATCAAAATTTGATATTGCCCCATCTACAAAATGTGTTTTGATTGCAGCAATGATGTCATTGTGGTTTTCAGCAAGATCTGCATTGTTTTTAATGCCAGTGCAAAAGCATTCACTGAGCAAATGCAGTACATTTTTAACCACCAGTTTATCATTGGATAAATTTGTTTTGTAAAAATTTAATCCTGTTTCAAAGCTGGACAGCTCCATGGAATCCAATGGCCTTTTGATCAACAGAATTGCTTCTTCCAGAGCAATGTTTGGCCGAGATGCTTGCACTGCAAGTTGAGTGGCAGGCACATCTGTTGTAATGTTTTGTATGCTATCAGGTATTTGCATTTGATAACCTCTCCGCAATATTTTTATTCAGCAAGCTGATGTCTGTGTTGATGATGGGCTCTGTGGCAATGGCTGTCTCTGGTGTGATCAATATGCTCACTGTTTTGCTGCATTCTGTACATTTGTATCGATTGTCAGTGTTCAATCTCACAGGAATAATCTCTTTGATTTGTCTGTGGCATGGACATGTGACCTCCAGGCTTTGCAAAGAAAATTCTCTCAACCGTTCATTCTCCAATTTTTTGTTTTGCAATGCAGCGTACAGTTCAATTAAATTCATGAACCCATAGTATATGCCAAATTGCACCACTGTGCCTGTGAGAAACCCAATGATGAAGGTGGATCCAAATGATACAAATGCAAATCCATTCAGAGTGGACACAACCAACAGGGTAGTTATTTGTGATAACAACTTCTTAAGCATTAAGAAAATTATAGTTGCTTCACAAGCGCTTTGCAACAGGTTTCTTGGCCACATCAATTATGCTGTTAAGCTCTTTGAGAATATTGTCCAATTTTTTTACAATGATTTCCACGGCCAATTTGGCATTTTTGTTTTGACTGATCAAAGGGTTGGTCAATGAAGATTGAAACAAAGCTTTGGAGTTGCCAGCATTGAGATACAATTCCCCCAATTGCTCTATGACACTGGGCAGAGGGAAAGGATGGGGCTTTTCTACTCTTACATCATTGGGATGTTGATCCACTGTTTTATCGAATAAA